TCTGTTCACCGTCGTCCGGCGGCAGCATGCCCGGAACAATGTCGGTGGCTTGCGACGGGTTCGTCTCGAACGAGTACAGCACTTGGCCGATTGCGGCGCGTTCAGCGTTGGTGTCCAGCGTGACACATGGGATCATGCCCACCATCTCTTGTGAGACAATGTCCAGCGAGCGGTACAGCGGGCCGATCAGGTTGGTAAGGGTATTTTGTGCCATTTAAGGCTCCTTCTTAGTCGACGATTTGGGTGCCCGCGCTGATAACCGTAGCCTTTTCAGTCGGCTGCAGAGCATCGAACGCAGAACGTTTCATGGTCTTCCCGTTGCCACTCGCCTCACGAGCGTTACCGGAACCGCTACCCGACGTTGCTGCCGGGAACCAGTGCGGCTTTGCTTCTTTTTGCAGCTCCATCCATTCGGACGGACCGAACGGGGTTTTGCCGTCTTTGCCCAGCTCGGGTTGACCGTTCGGGCCGAGTTTCACAGCCCGGCCCTCGGCGTCGAGCGTGAAGATGTTGCGGGCCAGCATCAGGGCGTCTTCCACAGCACCCTTGTGCAGGCCACCGGTCACGGACAGGATCTGGTTGTCCAGGACCGCACCTTGGTACTTTTTGGCCTGTTCCTGTGCAGCCTTGATCTGCTCTTGCAGGGAGTTGACCTTCGACTCGTGGTCGTTGCGCATGCGCTGCGTGTACTTGTCGATCAGTTCGCTGGTCTTGCCCTCGGAAATCAGGCGCGCGTCTTCGTCTTGGTCCAGGCGTTGCTGGTAAGCGGTCAGCTTCTCGATGTCCAGGCCTTTCAGCTTGGCAGGGTCGAGTCCCTCGAACGCCTTAGCAGCGTCCTTGAGCGTGCGGACAGTGCCCAGCAGCTCGTCGTTTTTAGCCTTCAGGCCGGAAACCTGCGTAGCAACCGCGTCCGAGATCGCCTTTTCGAAGTCCGCCTTGCTCATGGTGACGTTGCCGTCGCCGCCATCACCACCGTCACCACCGTCACCTTCGTGGATGGACAGGATGGTCGGTTCGTACTTCGCCGTGTAGCCTGCGTTCTTCATCAGGTTTTCGAACAGTTTGCTATGCATGATTTCCCCTCGGGATAAAGTGCGACTTAGTCGCGGTTAGTAATCCGGCCTAGCCGGGATATGATTGCCCCAATTATATTAGCTCAAAACACAAAAGGCAACGACTTTTTACGCTGCCTTTTGTGACCACACTCCAGTGGCGTTAGTCCGGTGCCTCCGTGAAGGTTACGTAATACTTCTTGCCAGGCTTGAGTTGTTCAACAACTTGCTCGTTGAAGATGGTCGCCTTGAACTCAGCCATCGGCGTCCAGTAGCCAAACACTGCGTTTTCCGACTTCTGCTGGTTCTCGGTGGAACCTTCCCACACTCCGCCGAAAGATACCTGCGCACCGTTCAGGGTCAGTTCGTTGCTGATGCGCTGTGTAGCGCCCGGGTTCACGTGGTGCAGTTGCATCTTGCAAACCATGACATTTTTACTCATTTTACTTCTCCTATTGTGCGCCCGAAGGCGCGGTTATAGGGTTTGGTCTTGCAATCTTGCACCCTGAAAATTAGTCTTTTGGTCCAGCGTTGTTACGAAGCTGGGTCTGAGTTGGTGCCCCAGTTGCGGGCGTTGCAGCAGCCTTAGGCCCCTGTTTCCTCACATTGCCCGGAGTGGTTGGTGCACCATGCCCGGCAATAGGCACAGGAGGCTTGTACGGGTGCTTTTTGATATCCTCCTGCTCCTTCTCAACGGTAGCTTCCACCGGCACGATTTCCCCTTTCTTGAGGTTCTCGAACATGGTCTCGTAACTGTACGCGCCGTTCTGCCAACCTGCAATAATCGCGGTAAGCTTAAGCGAATCCATCGGGACAGGGAAGAAGTCGCGGTTCAGCTCGAACTTCACGTCACCTTCTGCTTCAGCATACTCGCAGAAAGTTTCCAGGCTCTTTTGCAGACCGATAGAGATGGTTTGTGCAACACTGGACAGAGTGGACTGCTCACCGCTGCGGTGGATGGCAGCAGTGTCAGCAGCTTCAACCCCCTGCACCTGCGGCTCTAGCATGCGCGCACCAAGGACGGCCATGTACTGTTCTTTTTTGTTTAGGTTCTCGCGCAGCTCCGACAAACCTTGGCCCGTGAACTCCAGATAAGTCGCCTTTGCATCTGGTCGCGGGAACAGCCATGCGGTCATGCTACCAATGCAGAACTTTTCGTCTTTGGACGGGTCGGCAACGTAACCGCTGATAACTGGTGTGGGCAAGCCTGTGAAGTGGCAACCGTGCTCGTAATCTGCGACCACACGATAATGTGCGAGGTTGACGTCGACAAGGTCGATCAGCGGCGGCTCGTCGATCTCCCAGCTAGTGTCGTCTACTCCCATGAACTGGAATGGGATGTAGTCCAGGCGCTTGCCGTTAATGGTTGGGCGATTAACGCTATCAACTACGTCTTTGCCGTCCTTGTCGACGTGCATAATCCGAACACGGTAAAGCTGTTGTTCTTCGCCTGTTCCCTCGTTGACCACACTCTCAAGGTCAAGAACACGATACTGCGTCGTACCCTTGTTTTCGAACTCGTCGACCGCAACGTCCTTGACTTCTTTCAGCACTACCATGGAGAGACTGGTCACGTTATCGATGGTCCGGGTCTTCCAGTTAATGATGGACTTAGCGGTGTACATCTTCATCGACGGACGCAGCTTCTTGCGTTTAGCATCGGCAAGCGTCAGGCCGTCCGGGACTTCCGGATAATCCACGAACACACCCGTGCGGCCAAGCTTGAGGCACTCCTCGGCAACCTTAAGCGAGAACATGTGCAGGGAGGTGCCTGCAAGGTCGATGTTTTTCAGCATATCTTCAACAGGCGCAGGCACCTTGACTGTAACAGGCTTGCGGAAGATCATGCCTTGCAGGCCGCTAATGGTGCGCCACGTTGCATTATAGAACGTTGCTCGATTCTTGTACGCCTTGTATTCCGCAGGATCCTGCTCCGACAGCTTGGGCAAATAGATCTCGCCCGCAGCGTGGACAGCAGCTTGACCCTTGCATACATCGATGCAGCGGTCCCACTTGTCGCTCATGTCCTTATAATCCGGATGTTCGTAGCTAACAGGCATTATACCCCTCCAATCTTAACTTTGTGGTGAACGTGGTCAGCAGCAAGGACGCGATAACGGGTGTCGTCTGCTGCATGGTCTTCTGCGTCAGTATCAACGTCGTCCGGATCGCGTTGGTCTCGCGGAATCGGGGGCACTGTACGGATCCAATCGCGGCATGTGTCAAATACGTACAAGCCTGGCTTGTCCTTCAAGTTGTGGTCAGTAACAGCTGAGAGGCGATCACGCATAAGCTCCCAACCGTTGTGGCGGCTACCAGGCTTCTTATCAGCCAGAGTCCAGAACACACCTTCAGACTCCATATTCTGGCCAATAGACGCATCGTCCGTAACGTTGTAGATTGCCGAGTCAGCTGGACCGAACTGTACGCGGCCTTCAATGCCCATTTGCCGTTCACGTGCAAGGATGCCAATTGCAACGTTCTTTGCGGTCATTCGGACACCTTCGTTCGGCTTGCCCGTGCAACCGTACCATTCCCCGATGCGGATGAGCGTCTTTGGCGGGAAGCTGCGGCTCGTACCATCTGCCATAACAGCGTCACTACCGTCGGTCTGCGCCCACCATCCCACGCTGAATGGTTTGCTTGAGCCCCAGTCAAACGATCTGTCAATGCGCCAAGTGTGTGGGATCTTAAATGGCTTCAGGATATGAGCACGCGCATCCCAAATATCGTCGAACATGCCACCTGACGTAATATCCCAGCTACCCTCGAGCCACGCTTTCCGTTTGTTGATATCGGTAATGGACTGAAGCGTCTTAATGTAATCTGCACCAAGGAACGGATTCTCTTTAACTGAGCCGAACAGTGCTACACGCTTGTTACCTTCCTCATCTGTGACCACACGCCCATAAGGGGCTGGGTCAATGAAGTATTGCTTCACCCAATTGTGGCCAACGCCATACGGGTTTGTGGAGCTCCGAATGTGGCGCGGAATCATTGGTAGACGGTCGGTCGCTTGGAATGATGAGCGGTTGCACGACTTCATCGATTCGTAGCAGTTGATCGACGGCCAGCTAGTTAATTCTTCCCAACCGATGAACGGATATTCGTGGCCGTGGTAGGACCAGTAATCTTCTTCGTCTTCAAATGCACGGAGCAGGAGCTCTTCACCAGTGGGCCACACCCACTTAAGGCTTGAACTTCCTGCAAGAAAGCGAGGCTTCTGCGCTGATCGATTGAACCACCGTTTCGACTTAGAGATAATATCATCCAAGTGCTTGTAGTTTCGTCGAAAAATAATGCCCCGCCAATAGTCCCCGTATCCTCGACCGCAATATTGAGCAAAGGCGAACAGCATGGAGTCCGTTTTACCCGGGCCGCGAGTACCTGCAAAGCAGACCTCACGGATAGGGCATTGCAGAAAAAGGCTCTGGCTTCCCGGCAGAGCTTTCCAAACGGGCGGAGGAAGTTCAATTTTCTTCCTTTCGGGTACAATTATCCCTCCGCTGCTGTTCTCCCAAAACATATTAGCCGATCTGTGCAACTTGTTCGGTCTTACCGCTCACAAGATCTTCTTGCTGTTTTGCAGCAGCAGCCTCCCACTCTTCGACGCTGCACACGCCCGGAACGACAAACACGCCGCCCATATTCAGGGGTTGGCCATCCGGACCAGTCATCTCGTTGATGGTCTTCTTTGGAGCGTTGAGCCCTTCCAGTTCAGCGAGCTTTGCAAATGCTGCAACACGCGCGCTGGCAGTAGCACCCGGCCCACGGTAATGAGCTTCGCGGATCAAACCGCGCCGGACCATATTACGCATCACGTCCGGATCGTCACCGGTCGCCTCCTTTTCCAGCTTCTGGATCTGCTGAAGCACATATGGGCAGTTCATGAATCGAACTGCGTACTCCTGTGCGTAGCTCTTGCCGTAACCAATACGGATTGCCGCCGCAAGAGCGTCGTAGTCCGACAGATACTCTTTAGCGAACAGGTCACGCAATGCCCGCTCGCGGTGCGTCAGCTGTTTTGCAATAGCGTCCGCTTCGCCTGGGTCAAAGAACTGATCTTCGTTAAAGTCCGGCATGGATTACTCCAGTGATTCATTTACAGTTACACTGGAGTATATTGCGGATGCGTGGCTGTGGTCAAGCTTTATTTATGCTTGAGCATTGGGAGGTGCGCTAAACATCGCGGGCAAGGGGTGTATTTGCGCAGGCAAGCGCGTTGTGCGGGGTAGGTGGTGGTAGGTGCAGCTAGGTGAGCGCTGCACCCTGTAGCACGTTTAAATAAGTGTCAGCGCCACTCGCCAATATGCCAGAAATCGATATTTTGTCGAGTCTTTAAGATCTCCAGCACATCATTGAGCAGCTCTTGCTGACGAGCAGACCTCGGTCCAGTGTGTAACTGAATGACATGGAGGTTATCTAAGCCCTGTACCTGATCCCATAACCACACATATCTGGCGACAATACCGGTCACCTTGCGAAAATCGTCTGCAAAACGGCTGCTGTCTGCCAAAATAATGACCCGTTTGTCCATCGTCAGGGTTTTCAACACCCGCAGCATGGTCTGCACGTCGCCCGGCTCTGCTATTCGCGGTTGCCCTTGACGTGGGCGGCGCAGCGTTTCCTCGATTAGTGCACGCAGCACCGACACAGCTCTAGTAAGTGCCATCATCGTTCCCCATGTACCAAGCGATATATTGAGCAGCAGACTCCCAACCGTAGCCAACTATGTAGAGATATCCATTGTTCTTAACAAACTGCCCAAATTCCGCCTGTTTTTCAGACTCTCGTCCCCTCTTAGGCTCCTTCATCTCGATAAAGAAGCCAAGGTAACCCCGACGTGCAACTGGAAGCATGATGTCCGATACACCGGACTTCACGCCTTCTGCTTTCAGACGCGACGCTACGACCTTGTTACGCTCACCCCCGTTAGGAATGGCAAACATCCACTCCAGTTCGGGCCATTTTTCGCGGTTATTTGCCGCCCAGCAGAACAGAGCGCATTGGTGCGCATGCTCAGTCCCTGCTTTTGCGAGGTTAACTGGATCCATTATCGTACCTTGTCTTGCGGAATTACAATTTTGACATCTCCGCCGACAATTTCACGCTTGTGCTTGCCCCCATCTATGACAGGTCTACCGTTGTCGTTAAACAAGTAACGAACGATGTAACAATGTTCGTCGTCAGCAGTCACACAATGCTTTTGCTTGACGCCGTCCAGATAAACTTCCGCATGCACAGCATAGAGAAGATTAAAGTGAGTCTCGTACAGAGGGTCAGCTTTGTCTACGGTCAAGTGTGCCATTTAGTTCTCCAATTCATCCCATTTAACGTCCTGCATTCGCTTTGTCATGCCCTTTTCAAGCATAAGGTGCATTGCGTAGTCGTGGCAGACAAAGAAGTCCTCCATCTGACCTGTTTCTTCGTTCTTACGCGACACAATACCGAAGTTCTCACGCTTGATGTCTGTAAAGAAGGCTGGGATTTTAGGAGGCCACTCTCCCTTACCGGGTCGACGCGTCTTTTCCATGATGAGAAGTCGACCATCTTGAGAAATGTACCGAGCACGAGCAAACCAGCAGTCAAAGGAAGTGCCCTTAATCGTGAGCCAGAGCTCCCACTCGATCACATTGTCAAAACGGTAGATCTCGTTTTGAATTTTGACCACACAACCTTCGACGAGGAAGCATTCGTAGACCGTTCGGCTGCTTCCATAAGCAATCGGGTTGTCGCAGATGAGCAATTTGAGTGCGCATTCTGCAACCTTGTGCTCATCGCGGATACGCGGGTAGTTGTACTGAGGAATCATCACATCTCCCATTTGCGCCAGCACAGTGACAGAGCTTCTGTGACGCTGAAGCCATTGTCCTTGCAGGCTTTGAATTTTACAAACATCTGTCTGGCTTGGTAGTCAAACAGTGCGGCTTGCAGCTTCCAGTCAGTGTTCCGCAAAGCTGAAAGCGCGTTCGCGCGCAGGCGCTCTTGTTCGTCTGGTGTAGGTGTGGTCATTGCTTTTCCTCCAATTCGCGGATCCGAGCTTCCGCCGCTTTAAGTTTCTCTACAAGATCCCTCGTTGTCAGCACCATTGCGTCGATGTGATGCGATTTACGGCGGATGGTGCCGTCGTAGGTGGCGATTTCGCGTTGCCAAGCGTTCGCGTACATGTCGGCACAAGCATTTGCGCTTTTGACCTCCCTTTCAAGCTGCGCAATCCTTGACCGGAATTCAGTTTGCTCCCGCATGACCTCCCGTTCAACGATGTCAAACGGGCACAGCGGTAGAAGTATGCGTTTCATTGCCCCATCCCCATTGCAACCTCGAACCCGACAGCAATTATAGCGAGCGCAGCGGGTGCACCATGGGCAGTTACCAACCCCCGCAAGCGCTCCCGCAACTGCTCAATCTGCTGCCGCTCCCATGTCTCGTACTGCGCAAAGTCGGCTTCAAGCCGTGCCAAGCTTTGCGCAGCGGCGGTTTTAGCGTCTTGGTCCATTTGCCACCTGTACCGGACCTTTTCGAACTGATGCCAGCGGCGCCCATGCGACGAAAAACTCGCCGAGTCCACCTTGCCAGCGCCCGCGAACCTGCATCTTGCCGATAGTCAACAGCATGAGAGTATCGTTGCGAACCTCGCGCGGAGGGACGGTAAAGCACCATTCTTGTTCTTTGGACATCCCTGTCTCCTTGTGTTGTTATACTGCGACCGGCGCTTTGATGGCTGGATGCGGGTAGTAGTCGTAAAAGAAGAAGTCCTCGTATTTGTAGCCGAAGATTGAGTCAGGCTTGCGTCGGATTTCCAACGTTGGCAGATTTCTCGGTTCGCGCGACAATTGAACCTCTACCTGATCCATGTGGTTGGAGTAGATATGGCAGTCGCCACCGGTCCAGATAAACTCGCCCACTTCCAGACCTGCCTGCTGGGCCATCATGTGTGTCAGCAGGGCATAGGAAGCGATGTTGAACGGCACGCCCAGGAAGATGTCGGCGCTGCGCTGATACAGCTGGCAGGACAGTTTACCGTCGGCGACGTAGAACTGGAACAGGGCGTGGCACGGCGGCAGCTTCATATTCGGAATGTCCGCAACGTTCCAGGCCGACACGATCATGCGGCGCGAGTCCGGATTGTTTTTGATCTGGGTCAATACTTCAGCGATTTGGTCGATATGCTCGCCGGAGGGCGTCGGCCAGCTGCGCCACTGAAAACCGTAGATCGGGCCTAGGTAGCCTTCTTTGTCCGCCCATTCGTCCCAAATCTTGACGCCGTTGTCTTGCAGATACTTGACGTTCGTATCGCCGCTGAGAAACCAGAGCAGTTCATGGATGATGGATTTCAGGTGCAGCTTCTTTGTGGTCACCAGTGGGAAGCCGTCTTGCAAGTTGAAGCGCATCTGGTAGCCGAACACGGAGCGCGTACCGGTGCCGGTGCGGTCGGTCTTGACCACACCATGTGAATGGACGAACGCCATAAAATCGAGGTATTGTTTCATGATTGTTCCTGTGGTAGGTTAGCTGATGATGTCAAGACCGCTATGCGTGCGGTCATTATGCTTGACTTCAACAATGCGGGTAAGTTCACCGGGCTCGAGCCATGCGTAACCTGAGCACATGAGATCAGGCTTGCACTTATCTTCAAGCCTGCCTGTGGTAGACCTACTACGAGTGTCCACACTCACATCACCGCGCACGCGGCGGTTCAGCTTGGTCTCAATGAGCTTCTTCAGTGCTTGCTGAATTTCGTCGTGGGTGAGTACGACTTTATCGTAAGACTGTTCTAGTTGCATGATAAGTTACTCCTGTGGTGGTAATGGATTGAAAGGAATGCCTGCCAATTCGCGGACGACCGAAATGTGCCACTGCGTTACATCCATGACACGCATGAGTAATGTGCTCGTCAGTGGATCTTTACGATTGATAACGCGGCTCAGTTGACCGTGGTCGATGTCAAGTACCAGCGCAGCCTTGTACAGGCTCTTGACGCCGAGGCTTTTCCGGACGGTTTCGAATAGGCGCTCGGGCGTGTATGTTGGCGAATTCACGTCGATATTCAGGTTGTTCACACGAGAGCCCATGGTTAGCCTCTCCAGGCAGTTTCAGC